GTATGTTGATGTTGCGGGAGCATGCGAACCGTGCCAATCCTACATATGATCAATTAAATGAATAAATTGTTCGCCAGCATCCTCCTTTCCATCATGATAGTAAGCCATTACATTTTTATTTTGTCCTGCTGCCTTCGCAACTTCTTTCCATGTGACATCACCAGTTGGGCAAGTGAAATATGCTTTTGCATCTTTAACATCCTCAATTCTATTACTGGCGTGGTGGATCCCAGTTATCGGCACAACCTTATCTTGCTGTTTTGATACAATCTTCCTTTCCCCAAGAATCTTTTCTAATGACGCAATTGTAGAAATGGTTCGAATTTGTACATCTTTTCTGTGCTTCTGCTTCAGCTCCCGCAAGGCATCAACTTGTTCTAATCTATCTGATTTACTAAGATTAAATTCATTCTGTAGATTTTTATCTAAGAAGATTACAGTCCCACCCCCACTTTCATATATCATGATGTTTCCATATTCAGTTAGCGCTTTTGAAACACTTGACGTGAGAACGAACACTCCTCCTCCAATCTCTGTTCCTGTTCTTGTAGAACTTTTATCTGATTCTCCAGAGCCTCCATCACCGTCTGCGTGTTTCCCCACCTCAGTTGCAGTAACAGTATCTCTGCTCTTAGCCTCTGTTGTGCGATCTGAACTTTCATCTCCTCCCTTTTGTTTATTCTCTCCGCCTCCACCGCTAATTCGTTGATCTTGTCCATCCTCATCTTTTCCATCTTTGTCTTTTGATTCCCCGTCTTTGAATTGTTCAGTAAATCGCACTCGAATTCCTCTTTCAGCTAATTCGTGACGAACTGAAAAAAGGACGTCACCTGGAGCTAGGATCAGAGACGTCGTCATCAACCACAACTTTTTTAAC